AACGTCAGGCATTTATGACGTTATTAAGCAATACGAAACAGATTACGCAAAGCAGGGTATATCACTGGGTGACATAGCTAAACGCTCAATCGCTTGGGATAAGGCTATGCAAAACAATCCAGTAGAAACGGCCATTGAATGGTTAGAATCATACGGTCTTACTATCGACGACATTACTGGCTATCAGCCCCAGAATGGCGATTATCAGCCGCAACAAAACCCAGGCTATTTGACTAGGCAGGAAGCAGAACGCATTGCTGAAGAGCGTATGCAAGCCATTATGCAGCAGCAGGAACAAAAAGCCGTTGAGTTGTTTAATCAACGTGTCGTAGAATCTTTTATGAATACTAAGCCAGTATTCAAGGATCCAGAAACTGCTTCCCAAATAGAGGCAGAAATGGCTCCTATAGTTCAGGCGTTGACAGGAACAGGACGCTATAGCTCCCCTGAGCAAATCCTAGAGACAGCCTATAACTATGTTATAAATGGCAACCCTGCTTATTCCAGTCTTGTTCACAAAATGACTGCTAAGCCGGTAATCGAACAGCAACAAGCTGTGGCGCAAAAAGCAAAAGCTGCGTCACGCTCCATATCTGGCTCCCCAGGAAGCGGGACTCCCAGAATACAAACTAAAGACTTGCGGGAGAACCTGCGTCGTCGCCTGATAGGAGATGACTAAGTTTTCGGTTGTCCCGCCTAAAATTAAGTAGGGATAACAAATGGCTAATTTAGAAGAGGCAATTGTCACAACCCTTTTCGATCAGTCGGATGCTATTGCGGATGAGATTTTACATCACAACCCGCTTTTGGCTTCGCTTGACGATCAGGGTCTTATTCGTAAGTTTTCTGGTGGATACGAACTCCGAAAGCCCATCATGTATAATGATGATGCTCAGGGTGGTTTCTACTCAGGATTTTCTTCGTTCAACCTGAACGCAATTGAAGATGCTACGGCTTTCCGATTTGGAATTAAGCAGGTTTATGAGCCTGTTGCAATTTCGGGTCGTGAGCGTCGTGCTAACCGTGATCAGGCTCAGTTGATTGATTTGGCTGAGATGAAGATGAAGGCAGCTATTGCTCGCCTCAAGAATACTGTTTCTACATCGCTTCGTGGTGATGGAACAGGTTCTGGTGGTCTTGAGTTTGACGGTATCAAGAAGGCAGTTTCGACTTCTCCTGGTTCCGGCACTTACGGTCAGATTGATCGTGGTACAAACCTTTGGGCACGAAACCTTGCTGTAAACACAACTCTGTCAGCTTCAAACGTCCAAGAGACAATCACTGATACTATCAGCCAGATTGTTCGAGGCGATGAGCAGCCAGACTTGGGTCTGATGGACCGCACAGCTTGGAAGTACCTTCACAGCTCGCTTACGGCTATTCAGCGCATTCAGCTTCCTACAAAGAAGGCTGTTGCTGGTTTCCGTGTGCTCAGCTACGACGGATGCGATTTCGTATTCGATGGTGGTTATGGTTCGTCGGTTCTTGAGACGAATTCTTGCCGCCTTCTCAATACGAAGTATTGGACGATGGACATGGTTCGTGGGGCTGACTTTAAGCCGCTCGCACCAGAGATGGCTCGCCCAGTTGATCAGGACGCTTTCTTCACGGTTATTATCGTTGAAGGAAACTTGTGCTGTTCTGCTCCGGCTCTACAAGCTGTTATTTACGCTTAATTAGGGAGGAATAGAATATGTCACAGTCAGGATCGTTTGGTGTAAATTACTTAAGAACATTCGTAGAGGGAACAATTCCTTCATTGCCAGCTAAACTTGGTGATGTAGGAAGTTCTCCAGAAGGTGAATTTGTATTTGTTCAAGCTGATGGGGCTATTGCTCAATATGCGTTTGTAAAAATTACAAGTGCAGGGCAAGCCGCTGAAGCGCTAGATACAATTGCCGGACCTATTCAAATTGGAGTAGCTCAAGTAGCTGCTGCTGATAATGAATATCTCTGGGTATGGATTGGTGGCGCAATGGGTGGTGGAACTGGCGTAGGTATTAAAGGCAAAGTCCTAACGGGATATGTTGCTGGAAATGCGCTCTACACAACCGCAACCGCAGGATGTGCAGATGATGCAACCACGACAGACAAAATAAACCATGTGTACGGGTTGACCGCTACTACTGGCACACAAGCTATCGAGTTGGCGTCTACCGCACCAATGGGAATATAAAAAATACGGGGGAATGTTGTTTGTTCCCCCGTTTTAGGGAGATTTTATGTCACTTTTGACAGATTTGATTGGGTTAGGAATGCCACCGGAGCAAGCGTCTGCATTAAATACGCAGACAATTTCTTCGGGTCCAACAAAAAGTGTTAGCGCAGGATTGACTGCTACTGGAACAAATCTTGCAACTGCTTTGCAGCTTACTAGCTTAATAAATGTGTTAAGCACCGTAGGTTCAGGGACAGGGGTAAAATTGCCTGATGTTCCAATTGGTCAGTTTGTTTTAATACAAAATAACGGTGCTAACACTTTGAACGTATTTCCAATAGATGCTTCGGGTACGTTAAATGGTGGTACTGCTGGGGCGGCTGTTACTTGTCAAAATACAATTGGAAACATTGCATTTCGGCAAAGCGCAACTAACTGGTTAATTTACGCTCTTTCAAGAGAAACTTAATTAACAACGGGGGGCTAGTCCCCCCTTTTTTTGAGGCTTTATGACATCATACGGCGGCGCAGTTACGCAAACTATTCCATCAGTTCCCGACGCTACAAGTTTTGAACTTGTACCTGCCAATCCTTTTAGACGATTTATTTTTATCGCAAATTTAGGCTCAAATGATTTTGGTTTGAGTTTGACTGGAGCAACTATAACAGGAACTACTGCAACGGCAGCGAATCCAGTGCTCCCCTTTGGATCGGGGAGTGTATATACCAATTATTTTGATTTTGTTCCAACTGGCGCAATTACTGTTTATCAAGCTAGTGGGGGTGCATTAGAAGAGTTACTTGTAATTGAGGGATAGTGCTATAAGTTACATAGGCAACAATGCCTATTAACAAAGGAGAAATATGGCACAAATAGATTGGCAGTCCATTATGAATGGGCAATCCCAACCAAAGAAACGCTATAGCGGCGCTAATGTAAAATTCTTTAATGCGGTTAATGAGAACCGTATGAGAACTATGCAAGAAGGTCGTCCTATATTTGATGAAATTCCTTCCATCTCAATTCAGTGGCCTGGTGGAGATGAGACAGTAAGAAAGATTGAGCCACAAGACATTACTGAATATCCAGAGCTATACGCAGCATTCCAAGCGGGAAACCAGCCAGTAGAGAGCGGGACTCCATTACAAGAGTGGCCACCTATGACTGCTTCCGCTATGCGAGAGTTGCATTATTTGGGATTTAGAACCGTAGAGCAGCTTGCCACTGCTAATGATGAAATTAAGCGAAAGATAGGTCCGTTGAGCAAGTTTGTAAAACTTGCAGCAGATTGGCTTGAAGCCGCTAAATCTTCACAGCACGATGTTGTTACGCTCAAGCAACAACTTGAGAACGAATCAACACGAAGAAAAATGCTGGAAGAAAAAGTAGAGCTTTTGTTGCAACGCATTGAAGCAAACGAAGGCACTGACTTGCGTGGCATGAGAAAGGAGGTGATCCAATCTGCTCCGGTTGTTGACGATCTAGATGTAGCTGATGACGTAGCTCCGGCTAGACGGGGTAGACCAAGGAAGGTATGAGTTTAGCGACAATTGTTTCTAATGTAGCGCAAGAATGTGGATATACGGTGGAATCCAACGTTATCTCCTCAACTGAAGTTACTACGAAACAATTGTTGGCCATGACTCAAAGAGTCAATAAAGACATCTTTGAAGCATACCCATGGCCTAAATGTTACGCATCAGGAAGTATTACCTTAGTAGGCGGTCAGGGAACTTATGCGCTCCCTGCCGCCTTCTCTTGGTATCAATACAGTACCTTTTGGAATTCAAGCACAAGGTGGCGTGTTATTGGACCAATGAGCGAGCAGGAATATGCGGAAGCTATTGGATTTGGCTTAACTACTACTGTTTATCAGCGATTTCAAATTCGTGGCATTAGCAACAATCAGTTGCTTATTTATCCAACTCCAAGCGCTACTAATAACGGCAACATTCTTATTTTTGAGTACATTGCTGATAGGTCGGTAAGGCCACAGCAATGGGAACAAGGACAAGTATATACCGCAAACAGCTACACATTTAATAACGGTAATTACTACGTTACCACCGCTGGCGGAACTACTGGC